GCCGGTCCCAGTGAGTCCCTTCAATACGCCGTTGAACCAGCTCGCTGTTTCGGCCAGGCGCTTGTTCAGGCTGATGAAGGCCGGCTCAAGAATCGTACCGAGGGTGACCTTGAGTTCGTTGCTCTTGGTGTCCAGCTCAGCCTGGCTGCCCGTCAACCCTTGCGAGGCTTTGGTGGCGTTGCCGACCTGCGCTTCGGTTTCCTTGAGAATGCCGGTGTACTCAGCCTGAATCTTTTGTGAGTCGCTGAGTTTGTCGCGGGTGGTGCCGATGCTTTTGGCGTACTCCTCCCACATTTTTGCCACGTTTTTCGTAACGCCGGCATTGTCGACCAACGCGGAGTTTTCATTCTTGAGGCCCTCGGTCGCGCCGACAACGGCCTCAGACATGCCGAGGTTGGCCTGTCGGTTAAACGCTGCAGCGTCCTTCAAACGGTTGATCACCAACTCCGCCTGGTCAACGTTGTAACCCCGACTCAACAGGTTCTGCAGGGACTTAGCCGCATCACTCACACTGATCAAGCCATCGGCGGAGAGCTTCTGGGCCTCTTCCATTGCCCGACCAATGCCCACACCTGCATGGTTGGCCACCGCCTCGAGGCCGCGATACGCAGACTGCTGCTCAAGCAGCGCGGCCTTGCTGTCGCTGACAAAATCCTTGATCGCAACGGCCGAAAATACGGCAGCCATCGAAGCACCCAAGGCAAGCAGGTCGCCTTTGATTTTGGCCCCGACAAAACCGAAGGCATCATTGGCCGCCGCACCCAATCGACTGATCTGGGTTTGGCTGCCCACCATGTCGGTGTTGATGGCCCGCAACTCACGGTTGAAGGTGCTTCGCGCGTCGCGCATGTTGCGCTCGATGCTTTCTACGGCACGGTCAAAACCCTGGGTGCCGGCAGTGAACTGGTACGCGATATTCCTATCCATGCCGGAACCTCACTGAGCAAATAATGAAAAACTCCGCCGCGGCGGAGTTTGGGTGACGGTGAAACAGTTGGGCGACACGCTGAATCAGGCCGGGGCCACAAACGCATCCAAGGCACCGCGCAAGTGTTCCGGTAGCTCGCTGCGCATGTCCGCGGCGAGTGCCGCCATGTTGGTGGCCAGGTCCGGCGCCCCGGTGACCGACTGGCTCGGTTTGTACCCCAGGTAGCCTGCCACCAACACATGCACAGGGGGATGGTGATTCCAGTAATCCGTCATATGTCCCACCATGACCATGTCCCAATCACGCCGCAGCGTGACCGGACTCTGGCCTGTGCAGGCGATCAGGTGCGCGTAGAGCTGGCCCCAGTCGAGGGGGCCAGCGCTTCCCCCGTCTCGTTCACGGGCTGCGCCTCCATCCCCGAGGCGCTCATCACCGCGTCCAGCGCCGCACGCATATTCTGCAGATCCAGCAGGCTCGCCACTTCTGCCCGCTCCATGTCCGGGTAGTTGCGGCGTAAGGCGGCATGCGTGGCGTCAATGACGGTGGCGATGCTGTCTTTGTCCATTCGACCGGACATGACGTTATTGATGCGATCGAGCAGTTGTTCCAGATCCCCCAGCGCCATGGGTGGAATCACCAGCGTCTTGCCCGGGAACGGGAACTCAACACCAGGTACGTTGACGGGCGTCATTCGCTGGCACTCCAGTAAACGACCTCACCGAACTCATCGGCGTAACCGGTGAATTCGAAGTCGGGGATGGTGTAGTCATCCTGCTTGGTCGCAACCCCCAGCTTGTTGCTGACAAAGTTCGGAACCCGGACATAGATCGATTTGCCCTTGTACTTCAGGTACAGCTCACCCTGAAACACCGGCATGTCGCCCATCGGCAGGTTGCGCACGGACAGACTTTTGCCGGTGGCCACCGAATAGCGATAGTCGATGAACACCGGGGTATTGACGTCCGCCACCGCGAAGCCGTACTCACCGGACGCGGCGTTGTAGGTGTACTGGCCTGTCACTGGAGCCGTCAGGACCCGTTGAAAAGCCACCGCGCCGCCGCCACGAACACCCAGGTCACCGGCCAACAAACCACCTGCCGGTGGATCGACAATGATTTTGCCCCCTACTGGGATAGGCGTCGGTGTGGTCGCGTGATGCACCAACACTTGACCGGGCTGCAGCTGCTGGCCAAACACCAGGGCATTCCATTGCGCAAGGCTGATCTGCGCCGCCTTGGCCTTGCCGGAGAGCTTGCCCTGACCACGCGCCGCATCGACCGCAAACTGTTCGCCGCCGAACAATTCTTTCGAATCGAAGGACAGGTCAATCGACGCTTCTTGCATGATGCCCAGCAGGATGGGGGTGGGTGCCGCCAACGCATTGCCATAGGCGTCCATCAGCGGGGTGGCATAAAAGAGCCCGCTACCGAATGCGATTTGCATGAGAGGTGTTCCTCAATAAATAGTGGGTCCCGACGACAGGTCGCCGGTGTTGCACAGATAGGTGAAGCGGTAGCGCACCATGCAGTTGCCCGCGGTGTTGTCGCCGTCGTCCTCGATCCAGTCGATGTAGAAACGTTGAATGCGGTCAGCTTCGGGAAAGGCGTCTTCCTCCATCAGGACCGCGTGCACGGCAACCTTGACCAGATCCGCGACCTGGTCCCAGGCATCGCCCGTGGTGGTGTCCTCGCGAGCGAGGATTTCCACCGACAGCTCAAACTGGTTGCGGTCCACCGACTGGCTTTCGCGTTCGGTGGTTTCCAGGTTTGGACGAATCACAATGGCCGGCGACATGTCCCGGGTGATCGCTTCCGTACGACTGCGAAACACCCGGTCGCCGGCCAACGTACCGGCGCCAAGAATCAGCACCTTCGCCCGATCGACGATGCGCTCTTGAATGGAAGGCATAGGGTTAGACCTTGGTGAGTGAAGCGAGACTGAACGCCCCGTCATCGATCATCAGCCGGTCGCGCACCCTGAAGGACACGCCACCCAGGCTGATCAACTTGCCATTGGTGATGCCCAGGCGCTCTGCCTCGGCGGTGATAATCAGGATTTCGTGGTAGGTCGACTGACTGTTGATGCCGGCCATGGCCCGGATCTCATCCGGCATGTCCCGCACCGCCAGGAAGGGCTGGCCGTCGACCAGGCCACCCACATTGAAATCCTCGAGGAAGGCTGTAAGGTCCTCCTCAAACATCACTGTCAGCCTTGGCCGGACCGGTTTTTTTGGTCGGCTCGGCAGGGGAAACTTCGCTCAGCTGGTTACGGAAACGCTCCGCAACGTCGGCTGGCAACTCGATCGTCCCACCGACTTCGACCAATTCGTCGTTGGGCTTGCGGAATGAACCGCTGAGCACCCGGTAGGATTTATTCGTCATTACCGCCCCCTGCATCCTTTTCGACTTTGGTGACCTTCTGAGCCAGCGCCTTGTCTGGCTCACCCGGGATGACAATCACCTCCCCCTTCTTGAACTGGACCGGGCTGATGATCTCGTAACGGCCTTTCTTGAGCTCCTGCAGGCAGTGCGCACGCGCACCGGCCTGAGCAGCCGTCAGGATCAGCTCGCCACCGAACAAGGTGATGTTCTGATCGACTGTGTATTTCGGCATTGTGATGTCCTCGAATGAGGTGCAAGCCCGAAGGCTTACACCAGTTGGTTCAGGACGGCGTACTGCCAGCGCCCGAAACCGACGTTGCGCCAGGTGTCGACGCCGTACTGGTGTGCGTCGTTGTCGAACTCGTACTCCGAGCCCTCAGCCTTGGCCTTCATCACCACGTCGGTTTCCTGCTGACGGATGAACGACTTCAGGCGCCCATCGGTGCGGAAGGTCACGAACTTGTCGGTCCAGGCATTCAGGCGGACGTTACCGATCACCCGCACGTTGACGTTGTCCGGCATGACGATCTCGCTGATGTTGGTACCGCGCGGTACGGTCAGCGCCGACTGGGCCACGCTCAGCAAACCGAAAGGCACCATCACCAGGAACTCGCGGGCCAGTTCGTTGATCGGCTCGCCCTGATCGTCTTTGAGGCTGGTTAGCTGGGTCACCGACTTGGCCACGGCCTGCTGGAACTCTTCAGGGCTCGGGCGCGAGGGGGTGCCGTGCAGCGTGGCCGCCAGCTCGCTGATGTCGGTAGTGATCTTGTTCGACTGCGGACCGCTGTTACCTTCTTCGTGGTCGGTGTCGAAGAAGTACTGCCCGTCGTAGCAGATCTGGCTTTCGCCGTTCAGCACCAGGGCTGACAGCAGACGGGCCCAGTGCGAGTTGGTGCGATCGGCCAGCTCACCGAGACGAATGCGCAGCTGCCCGGTCTTGTCGCGGCGCAGCTCCTTGACTAGGACCTCGATCGTCGCTTCGTAGTGCAGGTTTTCGATTTCGAGGTCAGCGCTCACAAAGCCCTTGGCGTGGCGACCGCCAATCCACTCACGCAGCGTCGGTACCGCGCCGATCCATGGATAAGTTTCCTTGGCCTGGTCGGAGTCAAAGAGGTTGGAGATCAGATCGATCCAGGTCGCCCCGGCGTTTTGTTCGAGCAGCTCGTAAAACGTGCCAATGACGGCACGGCTGGACAGTACTTCAGCACCCATGGGTGTATCTCCTGATGAAAGACTTGGTAAACCGGCGTGTTACGGCGCGACCGGAATGGCCTGTGCGGCAAACTTGACGATGGCCGCGCCACCACTGACAAAGCGGTGCACATGGCCAATCCGGCTATTACTGGCAGCGGTGAGGACAAAGGTGCCGCTGTCACTGGCGTACACGGCCTTGCCGATGTCGGTGATGGCCAGGCCAGCGACTGGCAGTTGCACCTTGCCCGCTTCACGCAAGCGAACGCGCGCTGCGCCGGCAGCGCCGGTGCGGTTATCTACGCCGCGGTCAGCGAAGCCGACGAACAGATCGCCTGCGGCCAGCGGACGCGCCAGGCCATTTGCCGAATTGATGCCGACGGCCGAGCCTTCGAAGATCTGCACGGCGGCAGCGACAGCCAGATCATTGATGTCGCCCGTCTCATAAGCGCGGGGAGTGTCGAGAGTAAGAGGCATGAGGATCTCCAAAGCCTAAAGGGTGGTGGGTGTGGTCCGGGTTACTTCTTCAGGACTTTGATCAGGCCCTTGTCTTCGGCTTTGCGGTACGCGTGGTACGCACCGAAGTCGCCGAACTCAGCCCGCAGTTCCTTGTTGCCATCCCAGGTCGCCTTGGCTCGCTCTTCGAGCGGCGCCTCGGGATCTTCCTGATCAGCCGCGGCCGCCGGCGTGTCCGGTGCGGCTGCGGCGGGGACTGGCTTGGTCGCCGTGCTGCGGATATCCGCCAAAGCGGCAGTGCGTTTGGACTTTTCCGCGGCGATCACCTGGCTGGCTGCTTCAGCACCAGAGGTCACGCCATCGAATTTCAGGGAGGCGATCAACTCTTCATGGCCTGGAAGGCCGGCAGCCTCGACCGCCTGAATACGTTCACACTCAGCTTTCGCACCGGCGGCGTGAGCGGAGTGCTCCAGCGTCGCCAGCAGCTCGGCGTGGTTGGCCGCCAGGTAAGCGCGGTCGATGGTTGGCTTATCGGCAGCGGGCGTGCCTGGCTGGGTTGCGGTGGTAGTACTCATAGAACGATCTCCGGAGTTGCTGCCGTTGAGTTCGGCAATCAAAGATTCAAGGGTGGATTCACGGTCGGCCATGCCCAGTGCAACAGCGTCTGAGCCGATGCGCATGTCGCCCTGACCGAAGTCAGAAAGGACGGTATCGACGCCCACAGCGCGATAGTTCGCGACGTCCTCGACGAAGATGGTGGTCAAGCGATCGACATGGTTCTGGGCGAGTGCACGGCCTTGCTCGGTCGCAAAGTCGGGACGTTTGTTGGGGCTCTGGCTGCTGACGATCTCGACGCTGCCGTCATCCTTGTTCGTGCGCACCGAGAGCACGGTGCCGATCGAGCCAACCGCGCCGGTGCGGCTCATGACGATTTCGTGGGCCGCGGCCGCCATCCAGTAACCCGCACTGGCGGCGTTGCCCGACACGTAGGCGACCACCCGTTTCGGGGACGCTCGAATCATCTGGGCGAACTCGGCGATGCCGCTGGCCTGGCCGCCGGGCGTGTCCATCACCAAGATGATGCTGTCGGTGCGCGGGTCATCGACTGCCGCGGTGAACTCCTTCGCAAGAACGTCCAGCGAAGTCGCGCCGGACATGGCGGTGAAGAGGTTCGCGTACCGGAACACCGGACCGGTGACCGGGACCAGCGCCACACTGCCGCGCTGGGTCACGTTGCGGGTGTTCTGCAGCGGCCGCCCCTGCCGTGCCTCTAAGGCTTCGGGGCCTTCGTTTTCACGACGGGCGATCGCCGCGATGGTGTGCAGCATGTCCGGGGTGATCGCCCAAGGCTCGCGCGACACCAGGTCGAACGCCGTCACCCGATGCGCCGGGGGAGCGTCGGTTGGTTTATCGGTCATGGTCAGGTCCGTTCGGGTAGGTCGGGGTTTTGAGGCAACTGGTCTTCAGGTTGAGAGGCCGGCGTGACAGACAGGCCGTCTTCCATTCGGCGTTTCACTTCCAGCGCGCGTTGTTCGTGGTTTTCTTCCCAGTCGCTGCCGTCGTAGAGCATCGATTCCTTGGCCAGCGTGCTGACGCCGAGATCGACACGCGCCTTGGCGGCATTGATGTCCTTGAGCGGATCCACGGTGCCTGGACCATCGCCGACCCAGATCGAGCCGCAGTAGGCATACCGCAGTAGCGGATGGTCGAAAAAGCCGGGAGCCTCGATGTCACCCTGCGCGACCGCCTCTTCCAGCCAGTGCTCATATACCGGCTGACAGAAATCGTTGCCCAGAAAATCACGACAGCCACGGATGAATTGCCAGGCCTCCATCACAGCGGCGCGCGCGGCGGTGTAACTGGCGGTGAAGTGTTTGATCAACACTTCATAGGGCAGCTCCAGCGCCATGCCGATCTGGCGCAACATCGCCAATACAAACGGATCGAACGCCAGGTTCGGACGCCCGGGCGCGGCGGACTCTATCGATGCGCCGGGATCCAGCTCGGCGACAATGCCGCCGCTGAGCGTGCCGTCCCAACCACCGACCGCGCGATCTGCAGGACGATCACCACCCACCGGCGTGTTGCCGGTCGCGGCAGAGGCCAGCGGACTGAGGTCTCCCCCAGGCCCGGGCTTGATGAACACCGCGAAGAACGCCGACACCACGGCGGCTTCCAGTTCCGCATCGGTGTAGCGATCAAGTTGCTTGAGCTTCTCGATCACAGGTGCCAGATACGGTACTCCGCGAGGCTGACCGACACGTTTGCGCCGATACAAATGCAGCAGCGCCCGACCGCCGCGTTCATTGAAGAAGGGGCGTTCATCCCACTTCCGCTCTCGCACACCCAGTGCACCCGGGTGGCTGCGTAAAATGTGAGCCTTGATCGGCTCCCCATCAGCATCACGCTCGATGCCGGCGGTCAGCGTTTCGGTATCGGCCTTGTTGTCCGGGTTACACACCCGATCGCCTTCGATCAGCTGGATGCAGGCCGAGTAGTGCTGACCCGGGCGTTCTTTGTGGGTCAACAGCGGAAAGACATCACCGCTGCTGAGCACCGAACGCCAAGCCAGGTCCTGCAAACCGTAAAAGTTCTGTTCGCGAGTGATGTCGCACGCCGTGGTTTCCGCCCACGACTTGAACAACGACTCGGTGTTGCGCTGCCACTCACGCGCGGTGTCCTCATCCCAGCCGAGGATCTGCCGGTTAACCACTGACTTCAGCGCCAACCCGGTACCGACCGTTTTGGTCACCACCGTGTTGATCGCGCCGCCGCCGATGGGATTGTTACGCTCCAGGTCGCGGCAACGTTCCCGAAGAGTTGGCAGATCCGGCAGCAGATCCGAGGCTGCACTACCAGCCCCCGGGTTCCAGGCACTGAGCGAGCGTTTGTTCTTCGAGGCGCCGCTGTATCCGCCCAGTGCCGTCACCGTCATCCGCGCATGCATGCGTTTTGCACCCTGCACGGGGTTCAACCAATTGATGGCCCGATCCAACAACGTCGGTTGGGGGGCCTTGAACCCGCGGCTCATAACGGCGTGATCCCGCGCAAGACAATGCCGCGAGGGCGACCGCTGGCCAGTCGATCCACCTGCAGTTGCCAGTAATCGATCATCTTGGTGATCTCCGCCGCGTCGGCGTAGTTCAGCTGGCGGGTGCCAATGCGGTAGCTCTGCTTCTGGCTGACCTTCATGCTTGCGTCGAGCCAGGCTTGAAGCTGGCTTTGCGCCTGTTCCAGGGTGATGGCCATAGATTAATTCCTGCGTTGAGAGAGCACGCGCATAGCAG